TTCACTCTGCACTTTTGAAGCAAATTAACAATAGATAATTCTTTAACAGTAAAGAAAGGTCGCTTAGGCGGCCTTTTTTATTGCCTGAAATTTACCATGAGGACTAAGCGTGAGGCTATCAAGCATCCACGTTAAATCCCTCGCCATTAACGCCTCAAATATCTCAACTGAAACTATCGACGGTGAAGAACATTACGTTATTCGCGGCGTTGTGCCGATCGTTGATGACATCGTGATGAATGGCGGCCTATACCCGGCGACGGAGATTAACAAAAGCTATCAAACGCTCGAAGGGAAGAAAATGCCCGCAGGGCACCCAAAAATCGGCAGTGAGTACGTTTCAGCTGAGAACCCGAGGGCAGTTAACCAGTATCACATCGGCGCATGGCAAGAAAATGTCCGTAAAGACGGCGATCGTGTCGTCATGGATATGTACATCAATAAGCGGTACGCAAGCGCAACAGATAAGGGTAAGCGCCTGATTGATCGGCTCGACGCAATGGTAAATGGCGACGGCGTTGAACCTATCCATGTGTCAACCGGGCTCCTGCTGCAACGAGAGCAGAATAGCGGCAAATCAAAAGGCAAACGACATTCATGGATTGCCCGCAACCTTGCGTTTGACCACACGGCTATTTTGTTGGATGAGCCAGGTGCGGGAACTCCAAGTGAAGGTGTGGGCATTTTCGTTAACTCTTCTGGCGACAAAATCGACATTGAAGAGGTGAATCTGAGCGATGCATCAGACCTGACCAAAGAAGGTTTGCTGAATAAAACCAAATTCTTCTTAAGCCCAAACTCTCAACTTTCTTTTGATGAAATTTACCAACGTATCAGCGACAAGCTTAACGGCAATCGCGATATGGGACAGCGCCGCTGGATCGACTCCATTTACCCGTCCTACTTCATCTATGAAGACCAGGGCAAGAAATACAAGCAGTCCTACCTGATCGACGAATCGCAAACAGCCCAACTGGTTGGCGAACCCATCGAAGTAGTGAAAAAAGTCGAATACGACGAAGTAAAAACCAATGGAGAAAGAAACCCGATGTTTAAAGAAAAGATGATCGCCGCGCTGAATGCGAAAGGCGTTAAAACTGAGGGGCTGACCGACGATCAAGTCTTTGATGCCTACAACCAGAACCTACCTGCGCCGACCCTGCCAGCCAATAATGCCGAAGCCATTACTGCTGCGGTAAATGCGGCAATCAGCCCATTAACTGCTGAATTGACATCCCTCAAGCAGCAGATGTCCGCAAATGCAGACAAAGATTTGAAAACCAAGCGCGACGCAGTGAAAGCGAAATTCAAACTGGATGACGCTGCTGTTAACGATCTGCAGGGTAACGCCCTGGACAGCTTCTACGCGCAATGCCAAACCACTGAGGGCTTGAATCCAGGCTTCCAGTATCAGCCCAACGCTGAGAATGATCAGTGGAAGGATTATGACCTGAACGCAGGCATGGAACAGGAGAATAAATAATGGCGAACGTCATTTATCGCGGCCCAGTAGAACGTGAGCCGGAAACGTTGAACATTCAGGTTGCTGCTGCTCTTAACCCTGGCGTAGCGGTGAAAGTCGCTTCTGGGAAACTGGCTGTAGCAACGGATACTACTGGTCGCTGGTTCATTCTCGGCAATCGCCGCTTTATCGGCCAGGACATCAATACCGCGTATGCGGTGAATGAAACCGGCGTAGCTTATCGCGTTGAAGGTGAGCAGGAGTATTACGTCCGCCTGGCAGCAGCGACTTATACCGTTGGGCAGGAACTTACCATTGGCGCAAGCGGCATTTTCAAAGCGGCCGCCACAGGTGATCAGGTCATCGCAACTTTCGACGAAAAAGCAGGGCGCACTCTGGCGGCGGAAGGTTTCGCTGACGTGGTGATCCTTTCCACTCCGTACGCCAAAGCATAAGGAAAAAACGAATGTTAAAGTTTACCAAGCAACAGCAGGCGCTGATTATTAATGCGCGTCGCCGCTGGGATCTGATGCAGCGAAACATGGCAGTGCAGCATGGTTTTTCTGTTAACGACGCCAACGGTCAATTCATTGCATATGATGACCTGGTAGGTAATGCCTCTGTGCTGCCTAAAGATGTATGGGGTGAGTGGGATCGCTCGGCAATTACCGTGCAGCGTGATGTGCTGGCGGTATTTAACGACCTGGCGGCAAGCGTTTCTCGCCCAATGGCATTGGGTAAAATTGTTCATTATTTCATGACGTTGTCAGATTCAGGTGATGTAAACATTAGCCTGGATGGTCGCGGTAAAGCGAAGGGTGATCAGCCGGTAATGGCGTATGAAGGAACACCACTGCCAATCATCGACAGTGAGCTGGTTTTCGGTTGGCGGCAAATGCTGGCAGCTCAGACCGAGGGCTACTCACTGGATAGTGACGCCATTTCGAACCATCAGCGCAAAGTAGCAGAGAAGCTGGAAGACATGGTTCTTAACGGCGACCCAGCCATCAACGTCGGCGGTTCTACTATTTACGGCCTTCGCACTGCGCCAAATCGTAGTACCGGTACGCATGCTTTAGACCTGAATGGTGCAACCGGAGCACAGTGGGTTGAGGCGATCTCCGATCTGATTAACTTGCTCCACAATAAAAACTTCTATGCGCCAGTAACTATCTACCTGAACTACAAAGACTGGTTCTATGCCTCAGTGAACGACTATGCGGCAAACTATCCTAAGACCATTCTGTCCCGTCTTATGGAAATCCCTGGTGTGGCGGCTTTGGTTCCTGGTTCAAAAGTGCCAGTCAACGAGCTGCTTGGCGTTGTTAAACGCACCGATGTAGTTCAGATCCTCAACGGCATGCCGATGACCATGCGACCAAAAGCCCGCCAAAACCCTGAAGACGATTATGTCTTCACTGTGCTGGCTGCTGCGGCTCCGCAGTTCAAGCATGACGCTAACGGCCAGGCTGGTTACGTTCAACTCACTAAAGCATAACTGATGGGGCTTTGGCCCCTCTTACTGGAGTATTTATGGCCCAGAAATGGATTGTGACTCACGACAGCCACAAGTTGGCAAAAGGTGAGTTTTTTGAAGGTGACAAATTGCCACTTTGGCTGGTAGGTAAAGCAACACCAATCGCCGAACAGTCGTTTGAAGTGGCAACTCCCAATGCAGTGTTGGAAAAGCTGTCTACCGAGCTGGAAGCGGCAAACAGTGAAGTAAAACGCCTAACTGACAGCAACGCGGCTTTGATCGCTGAACGTGACGAGCTGGACGGAAAAAATACAGGGCTGTCTACCGAGCTGGAAGCGGCAAAAGCCCAGATCGCAGAACTGTTGAAACCAGCGAAAGGTAAGTAACTATGGCGGCCCCAATCACCAATGAGCAGGTTAAAGCATTTCTGGCTGAGCTGGGGTACTCCATTCCAGACGCAGTGCTGACACCGATTCTGTGCCGTGTAAATGGCATTGATGAGTGTTTGGATGGGGCGGGTTATGACGAATGCACCAAGGAGTTGATCAAGCTCTACGCTGTGGCGTTAATGTCCGCCTCGTCCGGGGCAAGGAAAATTAAATCACAGAGCGCTCCATCCGGTGCAAGCCGCTCATTCGAATACGGCGAAGATGCACTCTCCTGGCTGCGATCCTCTCTATCACAACTAGATACCAGTGGTTGCACTACCGGTCTACCAATCAGTGCTGGTAACAATGTGGGGTTCTTCTTCGTTACGGGAGGTTGCTGATGGCAATTTCAGTGGTTCGTGCGCTATGCGTGACTGTTGTTTATCTCCTTGATGATGAAAAGAAAACGTTTCGTAACCGTATCGATTCCCCTTTGCTAATGGACCGTTTTTTTCGCCTGGAAGCAGGTGACACAAACGGACTATTTGTCCCTGTGGGAAAAGGCCAGCAAGTTAGTTCAAGCAATGTTGAGTGGTTCGAGATAATCAGGGTAACGGATGGTTGCGATTGTCCAGATCAGTACAAGGACTATCTCTCATGAGTGCCGCTGCTAACTGGAGCTATACGGCAGTTGCTACCGTATGGAGAAAGGACGGTCCGCAGGATGAATACGGTAAGCAGAGGTTTTTACCACCGATCACAATCAAGTGTGATTACGGCGGGGATGCTACGGCGCGGTTAGGTGATATTGGTCTCGAGTTTGTTGTTAAAAACACGCACTGGACTGAATACGCGATAGCTGAGCGAGGCGACTACATCCTGATTGGTGAGTCCGATGACCTCGACCCGACCGGGGTAGAAGGTGCTGACGAGGTTCGCCATATCATCCGTTACGCCGACACGTTCGACCGCATAGCCGACGACTACGCGATTATTACGGGGGTTTGATATGGGCGTTAAGGTGAATGGCGTCCGTGAGGCTCAGGCCAATCTGGATCGGCTGATAGGTGATATTCAGGGGAGAAAGGTCGTTAGGGCTATTCAGTCAGCTCTGTTGATTGGTGGCAGCCAGACGGCCCTGTATACCCCAATAGATACATCCACTCTTCTCAATAGCCAGTACCGCGAAATATCTGTCAATGGTTCCAGGGTGACAGGGAGGGTTGGCTATTCGGCTAATTACGCTGTCTACGTGCATGACCCGAATAACCCGCAAACATTCCGCCGCGCCACTGCTCAGAAAGAGTTTCTGACCAAAGGCTTCGAGGATACTAAAGCGCAGATCGACCGAGCCATTAAGAAGGAGATGCAGCTATGACGCCTGCTATGCATCGCCGGGTGCATGATTACTTTGTTGATGCAGGGCTGACTACCGGATTCATCACGCAGATGTTGAGGTGGCGGGACTCCGGCAAGGGCGTTGATAAATTCATCGTTTTCCGGCCAAACGGTGGCAGTCCGATACGCAACGATTTAGCCAGTGAATATTATGTTCTGGTCGATGTAATAGGTGCGGATAAAGAAGATGAGGCTACTGATAATGCCGTTCAGGCAATCATCAGCCATGTTCAGGCTAACCCTATGCCAAATAACTGTATCGGTCACATAGAGAACGTCGGCGGCATCCCATCCCCAGTTTCAACAACTGAAGGGCGATTAGTCTATCGCCTGCAATTCGCTTGCCTGTATGGCGAGTAATCAATAATCAAAGAGGTAAGCAAATATGCAAGGTTGCTCAACTGACAACAGCAAGTTGTTCGGTCGTGGAATTGTGCTTGAGGTAGCTCTGGGCTGCCCTGATACGGTTCCTGCGGAAAGCGAATGGCAATCGCTGATCGCCGGTACATCCAAGGGCTTCGACTTTAGCCCAAACACGGTGACCTCCGATGCAGATGATACTAAGGGCTACGTTGAAAACTTGGTAACCAATTCGGACTTCACCATTAGCTTTGAAGGCGAAGTACGTAAGCGGGACAAGTTGGATCAGTTCGGCGTTGCGAAGTTCGTCAAGTATTACAACGACGAGATTAAAGCCGCTCGCCAGCCGACCCTCTGGGTACGAGAGGAATACGGCCCGATAACTTTCATCGGCTACATGGTTATCACAGCCTTAAGCTCTGACGGTGGCACTAACGACATCGTTACGCTTTCAACGGAGTTTAAGGTTGCTGATTCTGACACCATACAGGTAATTGATACGCCTGTTGATGTGCCAGTAACTGGCATTACCTTGACCCCGACTAGCGGAACGGTAGCTGCCGGAGCAACGACTACGTTTAACGTGGTGTTTGCACCAGCCAATGCTTCCGATCAATCGTTCACGCTGGTTTCATCCGTACCAACGCGAGCTACTGCGACAGCATCAGGGCTTGTTGTGACCGTATCAGCTCCATCCGGTGCAACTGCAGGCGCGGCTAACATTACCGCCAAAACAAACGACGGCGCGTTTACCGCAGTTTATGCAGCCACTGTCACCGCGTAACTATCACAAAGGGCATGCTATGTGCCCTTGATGATAATTATTCGAGGCCAATATGATCCCAATGACTGAAATCGGCGAGATGCTTATCTCAGATGCCCAGCACGATTATTTCTTCCGGCCATCTTTCGCCAACATGACCCGTATCGGCTCGCCAGCGGCGATTGTAGAGCGCTTCGCTGAGCTGCATACCAGTGACGCACCGAGATTGCTTGAGGCTGCCATTAAGGCGTATGGCGAGGTTCCAGGGTGGTTACTTGCTCACATCAACGCACCTTCTTTCAGTAGCGATTCCATTTACGCCGGAATGATTGTCATGCAGGCGTGCTGCAACGATGATATCAGTGCGCTGGTGGGTGAATTAAGGCCCAGCAAGAGAGGTAAGAGGGCGTTTGTGTTCCGTCGCGGCAGTATGCCACCAAGCGATATTATCGTTCTGGCACAGTCCCTAATTACCCACGGCATCATCGGTAAGGCGAAAGTACGAAAGCTTCAGCGCCATGAAACAAATGCCTATGTGGCTGAGTTCAGCGCCTTCGAGTACATCAGTGCAGCGCGCAATCACTTCAGCATGCCGCGAGCAGAAGCTGAGCAACTGACCATGACTGAGTTCCAGCTTCTGATAAACGCTAAGTATCCAGAGCAGAAAGGCTTCACAGCCGAAGAGTATGACGCTGTGGCTGATGAGTACATGAAGAAGAAAGCACGACGGCTAACCAAGGCTGCGTAGAGGCGCTGGCAGGCGATGATGACTAAGGTTTCATAGAAGCGTTGGTGGAGGGGAATATGTGTAATACCGGGGTGAAATATGGGTTTGATTAATTTTGACTTATATGATGTGATAATGAAAAATATATAATCATTTGGTGTTCATAATGCCTGTAAACGTTCCAGTAGATCCTCTTGACGAATTTGACGAACGGCTACCCGATCCATTAAGCCCAGAATTGTTAGGCGGAATTGATAGCAAAAAGGTGGTGAGGTTATTTTCCTTGTTTTCTAGATTCGAGCATGCCATGAAATGCCACAGCTATTCAACGCAAGATAGATACGGCAACATGCAACCTGACTGGATAACTTTCTGTACGCGTATGGCAGGTGCTTTTAATCATACGAACTCTCAGAGACTAACTAGTTCAATTCAATACTTATTAAACCACCCCCCTATGAAGCAAAAACCCGACCATAGTTGGGAGCCTTGCCAAGAACCTGGTTGGTGTACCGATACCAGCTCAAAAGTTATCTGGCGTGCAAAAAATGTCAGAAACAATCTATTCCATGGAGGGAAGTTTTTGGATGTTGATAAACAAAGAGATGAGCAATTAATCGATGCCGCATGTGATATTCTCCTGGCGGCTTTAATCATAGATAATACACTAAAGCAGTGGTTTGAAATCCCGCCAAATTAAGTGGCGCAAAGTTAACCATCCACCGAAGAGGTGGGTTTTTGCTTTTGGTCCCCTGTGGTTTTCGTCCTCGTTTTGCTGGCCTTTTTCATGGTCGATCTTTGGTTTGTGGTGCAGTCTTGTTTCTCTTTTTTAATTCACGGAGTTGAAACAATGGAAAAACTGCTAGCA